CCTGTTTATCTTCTCCGCGCCTATCGCCTCCACCTGTTGACCATCGCAAGCATAAAAACCATCGTCCGCAAGGAAGTAAGTAATGCCCTGCCATTGGGCTACAGAGTTGGACTCGTAGCACCCAAGATTTCGAGAAATATTGTCGAACTGGAAGATCAACGGAGAACCTACATAACTCATCCGCACAATAGAACGCTCTAAGAGGACTAGGCCAAACTCACCACCCGTTAGCCCTCGAATCTCGCCACCGTCAGGAATCGTCTGAAAGTCTGCCTGCGTGACAGCTACAGAACCCCATGTTCCTGTTGGGTTGTTAATGCCCGACCAGCGTACCTCGTTATTTGCGGTAGAGGTATTACCAGTCACCACAAAGTCCCGCACAGCAGTTAATAACTTAGCTGTAGGTGCAGAAGCCGCAAGGTCTGTAAAAGAGATGGTGGTGGACAAATCTGCGTATTGGAGTTTGTTGGCATCATTGCCAGCAATGACAAGCGAACCAAACTGTATGAACTTCCAGTCTGATCCAGCAGAGTAAGTCGTCCCAGATACATCATCCAAGGACATATCTGAGGCATCTAAAAGGAAGAGCTTAGTAGAACCACCCGCAAAGACTTTTGTGTTACCGCCATCATCTTTGCCAGCAAATACGCTGTTTATCTCTTCAGAAGCAGCCGCAGAGTAATCCTCTTCTTCCGGGAACGGCCCATAACCCACAGCCTTGGGGAATACATTGCGAGCGTTGGTTAACGCCCCTATCACCCCTGGCTGGTCTGGAAGCCACTCCGTAAAGTCTACCCTAATCGTTGCCATGTATTTGTTCCAGGTGTTCTCGTAGTCCAGACATTCGACTCTGGGCTAACTGTTGTCCATGTGTTTGCTTCGTCCGCAACCGCAGACCATTCTTCACCATAAATATAGGGGGTTGCTGTCACTACTGCGCGACCAACAAAAATACCGTCTACAGTCCGTGTAAGCCTAACGCCTGCCGTTAAATTACCTTCCGCAGTAATGTCTGCGCTTGCTTCAGCAACAAGACCAAGAAGTGCGCTTAGAGAGCCTGTTCCTGTGATTTGTCCGCCTACCGTCCTTTGCCTTAAGGCATCAGAAGAAAGGCTTGCAGTACCTGTAATTACCCCATCCGCAAATCTAACGCGATCAGAACCAGAAACAAGCGTCCCAGTCCCTACAATAATTGCCTCTACATTCTTTTGTGTAACGCTAGTTGCGGTAAGCGTTCCTGTACCCGTTACATCCGCAGAGGCTACTTTTGCACAGGTTGTGGTTGACAGCCAAATAGCATTGTCTAAGCTAAAACCTAAAGAGTCTAAATCTCCAAAAGCATCTAGCCCTTCAAGCGTAAATGGCCCGCAGACCCCCTCTTCTGTCCAATTGTTATCAAGACTAAAAGGAAGTTCATCCAGCGTTCCAAATTGATCTAACTGCTCTAGCGTTAGGTACATTAGTCAAGGCTTGCAGTAAGGCTACCCGTACTAATTTTCAGAATATCGCCAGTTTCAATAGCACGAGATGTTGTTAAAGGCGTGTGCATAAGCAGGTTGCCAGAGGTAACAGCATCAAGCAAACCGATGTGGGAGATTGTTCCCCAAGCGTCAGTAGCCTGTGGGAATGTCACATCCGCAGAGGAAGTGACCACGCCACCAGAGGCTGTAGTTACACTTAGAATCTGACGAGCATAAGCACCGCCCGTACACTCCGTCCCAGAGTTATCGTCACCAGGATCAGAGGTATAAAGCCCAACATAGACCGTGGTGGGCGAGGTGTAGCTAGTCCCGCGCAATACATGGTCTAACAGTTTATTTTCTAAGTAATCGGATAATTCAGCCATTTCTTACTCCTAGCGGGAGGTTACAGACATCGTAAGTGGAACCCCCGCATACTCGGAGGTGTTATCAGATTCAGCAAGTGCCGTTACTGCGTTTTGGTACAACTGACTCCAAACTGGAAGCCGCGCATCATTCATCAGGTAAGGCTCTGCCTCTACTAGTGCGCCATAAAGAAGCGCATCAGGACAGACAGCCATAAACTCGTTGCTTGGGTTGGAATCGGATAGTGCCTCTGGTTTAGCGTAATAAAGCATAACCAAGGCATAGTTGGTATCAGGCAATGGCGCAAGCTCAAGTTCTGATCCCTTTTGTGTATAGAAAACAGGCAAGCCAGACTCAGAAGCCCGCGCATCCCTCGTAAAAGAGGAGGGTGATAAATAAGAGAGGCTTTGTCTGGGGTTTTGGTCAATATAGAAATCACGGATAGCCAGAAAGTCGCTTGGCAGCCCTACCGTTCCGTCCCCACCTGTGGTGTTAGAAGTCACGGTCTTTAGCATCTGCCTTAACCGCAACTGTCGGGCAAGGCGTATCTCAGCTAGAGATATAAAGTCTGGAATAACGCTACTTAGATCGCTTCTTCCGAGATAATTTGCGACTGTTGTCTTTAGGTCGCTGTAGTTGGTCAGAGCCATCTTTAATATCACTCCAAGAGTAAGTGTATTGGCCTATGTGACCAATCTCGTTACTTAAGCCATGATCGACCCAAGTCTCAAATCCAGCATCGTGAGCCGCAATGCAGAAATGCACATCTTCCCCTAGTGTTTTACCATTTTTGAGGTTGTAAAACCAGAACCAAGGTTGAGGCGTTTTCTTAAATACTTCTGCCTTGCAAAGCATCACTCCGCAACCAATCGCAGCCACCTTCTCAATCCCTGTCTTGCCTTTACTATCTACAGGTATCCAAGTGCTTTCGTTGGTCTCAAAATTACACTCCAAATGCTTGGCAGTCGGAGCTACAGGAATGTTTCTTGTAGTAGCGTTCACCCCGATAATGTCCTTATCGTGAGCCATTAAACGCTCAATAGTATTCTTAGGGAACCGCATATCTGCGTCTACCCACAGAATGTAGTCCGCACCCTCGTTTAATGCCGCTTCAGCCAGCTTGTTCCTCTGGTCGAATATCAGAGTCCCTGCAACCGTATAAATGGATTGTGTGCCATCCCTGAAGCGCGAGTCATACCCGCACATCGTTGCTAAGTCAAAAGCTGTCCCTACCATCATATCCCCGCGTGACGGGATACAAATTGCTACTCGCATTAAATCCTCCCAGGTCGAGTTCTAAAGAAGCGGTTATCAGGATCGTTTAACCAAGCCTTAAGTTTCTTGGGTTCAACGATATGAAAACCTTTAAGTATTCCCTGCTTGTTTAGGTCTTGTATAACCGCAAAAGGAATACTCGCTATCTGTGTGAACTCGCCCCATCTCGCTCGTTCATCTATCTGAGCATAGGAGGCTTTATTGTGTTCTAAGAAGGGTTGTATATCTTGTTTTGTCTCAACGATGAGACCACCTTCGTTATCTTCATGTGCAATCTGTACCGTTTGGGTGTCCAGGTCTTGCGAGAATATCTTAGGCATATAACTCCTAAATTGGGGGGCAGTTACCCACCCCCCATTTTACAGCAACAATCAGTTCGTGTTGAGGTCGGCCACAATACCGTGGGCAGCTTCGTTACGAACCTCAAGCGTTAGCTCGGCAATGATCTGCGAACGCTCGGAGTCACCAGTAATGGCGAGGTCTTTTGTCTGAAATGGACGCAAATATGCAAGGGCTGCAAAATCTGGATCAAGAATCAGAACCTCACGGTCGCTAGAACGCATGAAGCGGTTAGGCACAAGCTGGAGAACACCAAAGTCCGACTGATACAGGTCAGCACCAGCAACAACGGTCACATTACCAACCGAGTTGTCGGTGTTAACACGGTATGCAGAGTTACCCTGGAAGCCAGAAACCTTCTGCTTGAGGGCAGGACGCATAACAGCCAGCGTTGGAGTACCGCCAGAAACGAACACTTCCTGAATAACTTCTTTGAGAAGGTCTTCAGTAAATGTACGAGTTGTACCGTCTGTACGAGTAGAAACGCCAATCGTGGTGGGATCAACACCAGTAACGGAAGTACCGTTAACAGAAGAGTTGGTCTTAATCCACGAGAGGAGCGAACCCATCGTACGAGCAGTCGTAGCGTCACCAGCAGACTGGCCCTGGTTAGCAGTAATGATCGTCTCGATGTCGCGCTTCATCTCAGCCGCAGCTTTAGCCATCTGGTAAGCCTTCTCAGACTTACGACCAGCTTTGTCTACAGACTCAAGCGTGCCAGAAACA